AGGATTAAATACCAAATCTTCGCCAAAATTTTGCTGGCTCCATAATCTTAAAGCACCAAAAACAGTGGCTACGGGAGCGCCATTACCCCATGTACCTAAACCCCAGCCGCCAGCGCCCCACCCTGTTAATACTTGTTGAGTGGCAGGGCCAACATTTATTTCATACGCCGCAACAACCGAAGCGCCTCCTCCGGGAGAACCAGAAACATCTGATGCGTTGGCTGTAGCCGTAGCTGTAAATGTGTAAGTGTTAGCGTCAATAACGTTTAAAATTTGATAGTTTGCGTTAAGAACAGCCGCTGTTATATTGCCGCCCAAACCAGTTGCACCACTAAAAGTTACAAAATCATTAATTGACGCACCGTGGGCGGTGTCTGTAACCGTAATAACGGCAGAGCCGTTTGTAGCCACAAAAGGATTTGTATTGATTGTGCTGGTAGCTCGAAGGGGTGTGATGTCGTTATAAGCACCACCATTCTCAAGATAAAATTTAAGGTTTGTGCCCACACCTAAAATGTTTCTGCCGTCTAATAAAACCCAGTTCCACAAAGACCGACAGATGCCTAAAAATGTATTAATAGAAATACGTTCCCAGCCACCAATAACTTCGGGATTACCCTGACGAAAGCGAACCTTGTCGGCCTCATACCAACCACCCTCAGTGGTGTATCGCGTGTTCTCTTTATTCACGCCCGGCTTAAACAGGATTTTTTGTAATGGCATTGGCAGTCCTAGGATAGAAACAATGCACGCTCGTCGATGCGACGCTTTTGCAGCCCTTTGAGGATTTTACCCCCCGCCATGCAATACTTCAAGAGTTCTTCAGCAGTGCCTTCTTTATCGCCCCGTAGCAGCTTCTGACGAAGCGTTGAACGCTGGAGTGTTCCCAGCCCGACATTAAAAGAAAAACTAACAAGGCCATCAAACATACCTTGTGTAAGATCGACAGGACAGTAAGTGTGCACCCCACGCTCGAAGCGCTGCAAATCGGCTCTAAGAATTCCATCAACTTCCTCCATGCTGTACTTGCGCATAGCTTCTGCGGGTGGCACAAAGGCATCCCGCTGGTCTATCTTTAACTTGCCCTGTTCTGGAAACATGACATGCCCAACGCCCACAGTCCACAACTTTGCTGGACATTTATACGGGTTTTGCCGCACACCTTCATGGTGGCGGATCATGTGCAGGCACTTGTCTGAGATGTTCATTTACCAAACGCCCGACCACCAAAGTGGAACGCAATGATTGAGGCAAACAAGGCTTGGGTTTCTGTATCCCACAGCATCTCTAAGAGGTCGTTAAAAGGGACAGACATATAGTATCCATACCAGAAGCCCCCAATATCCACAAAGACTAGCAGAAAGAAGAATCCATAGGTAATGACAGGTCTGACACTCGCTCTCAGGTTTTTCATCCATGTTGAAGTCCCCTCGTTTAAACTTGCGTCATGGGCATAAATTGCCTGCATCTCGGCCTGCTGTGCCCCAATCAGAACTTGGGCGGTGTTAGCGGCACTCTCTGTTGCCAGTTGATCTGACCGGATGTGTTCAATCCGTTCCTGCGCTTCAAAGCCTGCTTTACGCAGTTCTAACTCACGCTCAATTTGTAGTCTGGCCAGAGCCAATTCATGGGCTTTGTCTTGTTGGCCTTGGAAGAACTCCAAAAGCTTGGGCAGGCCGCCCATTAGGAACGAGATCAGTGTTGAGAGTAGTGTCAGCATTTGCCATCCTTTTTAGAGTCTTCATTTTGCATGAGTTTGATACCAGACAGGAACCCAATCATGCCGCCGATAAGAGTAGAAAAAGCGGGTGAAATCATTTTGAAAATCTCGGCGTTGTCCACTTCCTTGGCCCAAAGACCCAACATAAAGGCGGTTACCATGGCCAATACGGAGATGCACAGGGTGGTGCTGACCATCAATGTAACCCACAGCGTCAACTTTTCTTTTGTTTCCATCTGCGGTTTCCTGATTGGTCTGACTGTTGGTTTCTTGGTCATACGTATTTGTCAAAATGTTTTGTGTTGTTAAAGATTTCCAACTCAATCGTGTTTTGTCTTGCTCGTTTGTTGTACAACTCAATCTCAAGCGCATCAACTGCTTTGTTTACCTTTTCGGCTTCTACAGCTACCTTGTACTCATGCTCTAGTCGTTCCGCCCTACGTTCCGAAGCTATTGCTCGGACGTCGTATGGAGTGGGGAACACAAACGGATACCATTTGCGAAGCTGAATCATTTCTTTTCACGTTTAATCGCTTCTTCATAGCCACGCAAAATTAAAGATCGGGCTTCTGCCGAATCTGCTGTACCCGCCCACATGGGCAGGTTGTTCCAAATCACCACATAATCTTCGGATTTGCAGTAAGGCGCGTTGTTCTTTAGCCAAGCAATCATTTGCTGATGGCGCTCGGATGGGTTGTGGATTGTGTAACCTATGCCGTAGAACTCGCGTACATGACAGCCGTTCTTGGCTACGGCTCCAACTAGCCCCAACAGCAGTAACAATATGAGCCAGCGCATACATCATGACCATATCCAAATGATTGTGTACGTGCCCCACAGTACGAAGGCCACGATAACTCCACCAATGATAAACGCTTCTGGCCAGTCTTGCATGGTTATGGCTTTGGGTTGATTATGGCTAAGTCAACTGATTCAACGAACTGCATATATCCCTTACAAGCAATGTTCCAGTCAGGCCCATCGGTTTCACCCCAGCTTGGCACGTTAATCATGACGTCTTTTGCAAGGTACTCAACACCATTTTCAAACACGCGCCAAACGTGGGCTTCAGAACCACGACCTTCCTGACCCCGGCTTTTATTAAACCGGATTAGGTATTTGTTCATGCAGGTTCAGTAGGCCAAACGATGTTTGTTGGGAAACCAGCTTGTAAAGGGATATTACGCAAAGCCTGACGAAACGCCATCCAATCAGCACGCTGGCCTTTTGTAATAGTCAAATCATCTTCTGCAACAGCCCAAGCAGTGTTGATTAGCATTTGCGCAATGGTTGCGTTGGCTTCATCTGCGGTCAATGGCGGGGGAGTTTCTTCACCCACCTCAAACCATCCTTGGTCAGCGTAAGCATCACCAAGCCATGACAGGTCACCAAGGCGGTCTTTGATACCGCTCATGCCAAAGATTGACTCCCAGTTTTCAGGAAGCTTTTGTGGTTCGTTTAGCGCTTCGCCGGTTGACAGTTTTTTTAATTGCCATAGTGTCGTCATGATTAACCTCTTTCTTTGCTTTTTGTTTAACGGTTGCTGCACCGTTTACATACTCATATTCTTTTTGCGCTAGGTTGTGTTCAACTGTTGCTTCCGCTGTCGCTTGGTCAAAATTACTAGCGCCAAGCTGTTGAAACACCGCCATGTCATTAACAAAAGGCACATGGCCATTTAGATGTTTTTTATCAGCTTCACTGACACGCCACTCACGCCAGCTAGAAAAATCATCACGAGGCTTAAGGTGGATGTGGCAGCCTGCATTTGCAGCAAGCTGGTGGATTAGCTCAATAACTTCGACTGGCTGCATCAAACACCAAAGAGACTGCCCCCCATCTCCACGCATAGATAGTTCTGTAGTGCCGCCAAAAGCAGTGCCAACAGTAACCGAACGCGCCCGATTTAAATCAGCCTCAAAACGATTGATGTCTTGCTGCGCTTGAATTTCAGCAAGTTTTTTTCTAACTTCAGAAGGTTTCATTGTGCGTTCCAACTAATGTTAACTACTCCTCCACTACCAACTACAATCGGATATGAAGCACCGGGTGCTACCGTGACTGCATTAAATGTTGTGGGGTTGGCCGCTGCACCGGGATTACCGGCACTCCCAGCATTTCCTGCATTGCCTCGGCCACCGCCACCGCCTCCAGAAGTAGAGCCAGTGGCGGCTTGAATGCCCGCTGCCCCGCCACCCCCAGCCCGCGCTGTACCACCGGCTTGGCCTGTTCTGCAAGCAGGGGCAGGTGTTGGGCTAGCAGGTTTAGCAGGGGGGGCAAATCCACCATAACCACCGCCGGGATTTCCACCAGCGCCAGCAGTGGGTTGATACGGCGACCCAGTAGGGCCCGGAACACGAGATCCCGTACCACCAGCATTACACACGCCAGCACCGCCACCGCCCCCTGCCGTAGATGCGCCCGATGGTCCGGGATTAGTATTGCCACCCAAACCACCACCCACGGGGCCCGGATTGCCCGCGCAAGATTTTGCAAAACCACACGGGAGACAAGGGCAGGCGGTGGCATTACTGGCAGTCCCGCCTCCACCGCCACCTGTCCCGCCATTACCGCCACCGCCGCCATTACCCCCTGTTCCTCCGGGGAACGTTTTGGTTAATCCGGTAGATGCAGTGCCTGCATTACCTGCCGCTCCAGTATTCCCCCCTGAACCCGGATTGGGATTACCGCCCCCGCTAGCGCCCCCGGATATTCCCGGTGTAAATTGACCGAACGGAACATTAGTTAGACCACCACTTGCGCCGCCATTACCACCGTTACCACTGTTACCAGAGTTTCCGGTAGAACCAGTATTACCCGCGGCCCCGCGCCCTGTAATACTTACAGTTTTTAAGCCAATAGGCGCTGTAAAAGTACCTGACGCATTAAACGTCTGGCTCCCAGCAGGGACGGGTATCTTACCCCCTAGTACACCAATCTTTGAAGTTCCAATAGGCATACTTTAACTCCTTCTATCTAAGTCGCTCAGGCCAAGAGACCCGCGTTTATCAAATTTCTGTTCCGCATTGGGGCCGTTTTTATCCACGTAATGCAACATTACCTGAACATTGAAGTCCGTGTCTACTGCTTTATCGCGCCAGTGTGTAACTTCACACCCTTTGTAAATGCAAGCATCCCCGGGTTCAAGATAATGTACAGATGGCTCTTTGCCCGGCGATTTCATGTAGATTGGCCAAGGCTTGCCAACTGTTGCAATGTGTGATGTTACAGAAATTTCGCACGCAGGTCTATCCACATGAGGTTTTAATTCATCACCTTTTTGGTATACACGGGTAAATGAATACGTCGGATCAAGTTGTAACCCCGTTGCGGCTTCAACTTCTGATACCGAATTACGTAAAACAACCTCAATCAAAGGGTCTGCATACCAAGAAAATTGACTGCTATCGCCCACACTACCTCCTTGATTGTTTTCGGGGTAACGCTTTAGAGCATTTTCTAAATAACGGGATATTGTGTCAAGTTCTTGGGGGTTGTAAAACCCTTTAACTAAAACATAGCCTTTTGTTTGAAACTCAGTCATAGTAAAACCATCCTGTAACGATGTATTTATAAGTTTCGCCAAGCACTGGGTTACCACGATGTGCGTGGGTGTATGCAGCGGGCCAAATAATTGTAGTATTTTCTACAGGGTTAAACCGTTTTTTCTGGTACAAAAATTCTGTTTCAGCGCCGTCTTCTGGGGCAATAGTATTTAAGTACAGCATGTATGTGACCACGCGATTTGCGTGCGCAGCGGGGCCTTGTTCTGCATGCCAGACGTGATACCCACCCCCGGGGCCGGTGCGTTGCATTTTCATAACTGTGGCGCGTATGTTTCCATTGTCTCTAAGCACAGAGTATTTGTTTGTGTAGTCGTCGTAACAACTTTGCAAACCGTCAAAATATAAAGCGCTTGCGCTTTGCCCATTAAAATCAAGAAGGTTATGGTTTCTTAACTCAATTCCAATTGAATGGTCGTCTTTGACGTGCTTGTTTGCATTCTCTGAACGTTGCCTATTAGCACCTGCGCCCCCATTTTCCAAACGATCAAACTCAGAAATAAGATGCTGGCAGTACCCTTCTGGATATACGTCCTTATATACCGCAATATGCTCAAAGTATTCTATGTTCATCTGAATGCTGGCCCCGATATCCATGCTACTAAAGATTGCCGATTACCCTGTGTTACAGGTGTGACTTGGTGTAAAACATACGAAGGAAAAATTGCAATTAGCCCTCGTTGCTTGCGAATATTCTGAGGCTCTCCGCTAGTCATTACTTGAAGATTTCCGCCTTCGTACTCCGACGGGTCTGTTAATTGCACAACCATTGACAACTTACGGCTTACCCAACCGCCGTAATCTTGATGCCAGCCGTACATGCCGTTTTCTGACTGGTCATAGTGCGTAAGTTGTAAAGCTTCGCCAAACCCGGTTAAGTCAAAACGAAAATGTTGAGCATTCATTTTTGAAGCCACATCAGCAAGTTTTTCAAACACCCATTTTGTATCTGCTGTGTTGTTGAGCCATGATACTTGCGATCTTCTAATATTTTGATCTACTCTCCCACCACCTAGTTGCGCATTTTGTTCGGCGTGCTTGGCTTTGTTTTGAAGCCAGTTTAATTCTTGCTCAGTAAACGCACCTTCCCACCAAACCCAAGGTTCAATTCGAAGCGCGTAGGGGGTCAACAAATGCTGCATGCACGATCCTTATGTGAAACGATAAAGTGTACAGACTTTGTTTGTTCTTGTGAATAGTTCTGCGTCAATTGATGTTGCATCCAAGAGTTTGCCATCAAAATTGTGCCGGGCTTGACATTGTTAAAATGCACTAACGAAGATGCATTTGTAAGCTCATTGCCTTGAACGTAATCCAACTCGACTATCTGTTTGTTCATACGCGGCTCGTGGTACACAGGGTATGCACAGCCTTCTGGTGTTTCCAAAAAAAACCACCCACAAATTTGGCTATGTTTGTGCACATGAACATTGGTGCCACCATTGCATTTAACATCCTGCCCCCACAGACCAGACACGT